ACTACCTTGCGAAATAATTATATTTTGTGAACCGCTAGTGCCGTTTTCTATAAACCAAAGTTTAGATACTGTGTTTGGACCTAGTGTAATAGTACAAGCTGAATCAAGTGCACCTGTGTATTTTAAATAAATACTTCTTCCTTCGTCTGTTGCTCCGTCTGCTATTGTGGTTGTATGTGTGTCTGCATTTGTAGTAATAGCTTCTGTGCCAAAGCTAAATGCTTCAGCAATAAGTTCTAAATTAGTATTAGTGCTTGTTCCCCAAGTTCCTGATTCATCACCAGTTGCTATTTCTTTAAGCCTTAAATCGTTTGTATATGCTGCCATTTCTTCCTCCGATTTGTTTGATTGTACACTATATTTTTGTAAATATTAAGCAACTTCTTTCCAATTAGGTGTTTGCGTATCTGATACATCAGTATAGCTTGGTGTTTGGGTTGTTGTTACTCCTGAATAATCAGCTGTTTGAGCATCGTTTACTAATCCCCAGATATTAACAATATTAGCTTCTGCCGTTGCACTTACTCCTGTAGGAACAATTATAGCTTTAGCCACAGTGCTAACAGAACCTAAACTTGTTGTCGCAGTAAAACCTGTAACAGCTATTGTATTAGATGATTTTTGTGTTACTGTGCCTAAACTTGAAGTGCCGCTTATACCTGTAACAGCTACATTTGCACCTGCTGTTACTGTTTCGTCACCTAAACTTGTTACTGAAGCTACAGCAGTAACACCTGTAACAGCGGCACCTGCAGTGATAGCATTTCCTAATGCAGAAGTACCCGTATTACCTGTTGGACTTATATTTGCATCTGCTGCAATACTTTCATCACCTAAAGTACCTGTACCAGCAACGCCTGTAGGTGAGATATTAGCTTCAGCTATTATGCTCTCATTACCTAGTGTTCCTGTGGATGAAACTCCCGTGGGTGAAACGCTAGCCTTGGCTACTACACTTTCATTTCCTAGTGTTCCTGTTCCAGCAACACCTGTAGGTGAGATAACAGCAGTGCCCGTTACTGTTTCGTTACCTAAAGAAGAATTAGCACTTAAACCAGTAACACTTACATTAGCTTTAGCTACAACTGTTTCGTTACCTAAAGTAGCAGTTCCCGATACACCTGTAAGTGTTATATTAGCTTCTGCAACAATAGAAACACTGTTTACAGAACCTGTAGCTGATACACCAGTTAATTCAACAGGTATAGACGTGCCCCAAGCACCATCGCCCCAAGCACCTCTGCCCCAGCCTGTTATATCAGCCATAAGCTACTAAGCTATTCTTATAATTGCGTTAGAAGCGTCTGCTGTTGGGAATTGAATAGTGAAATCACCTGCGGTTGAGGTTTTATCTCCACCAAAATCTAAAACACATACTGAAGGGTCTGAAGTTGCGGCTTCGTTATAAATTAATGCACCTCTTGCAGTAATTGTAGCTGTACTGAAAGTTAAATCATTAAAATCAGTTAAAGCTGTTGTTCCTGATGTTGTTGGGGTTACACTTGTTAAAAAAGCACCTTTAGCAGTATACCCAGTTCCACTCACCTCATTACTTGAAGTATATGCAGTAGTAGCCGCATCTAAAGAAGCACTGCTTGTATAAAGTGCTAATTTAAATTGGTCACTCGCTGCTGTAAAATTATGTGTACCAGTCATCAATTCTTTTTTAAATGAAGTACACATCGCTTGTGTTATTGCCATTATAGTCTCCTAATAATATTAGCCATTTCTTTATGACCTTGTTTTTCTAATAAACCTGCTACAGTTGCTCTGTCACTAGCAATAGCTTGTTTTACATATAATAAAATAACTTGTTGGATAGTGTCTTTAAATGCTTCTGCTTGGGCTTTTACCATAGGGTCAGCATTATCACTTATACCAATAAGTTTTTCTACTAATCTTTCTGTCCAATATTCAGGACTTAAACCTTTATTTTCTGTTGTTTGAACATTAACAGTACCTAATGTCGGTTTTACATCTACACTAAACATTTGGTGCTCCTACATTAAGTTTTACTTGATCGTTACGTGCTTCGTCTCTTAAATTTTTAAATTCACCCAAAACTTTTAATGTGCTAAGTGCTTCTTGATATTTAGTTTCGTATATAGATATAGCTTGTGGGTCAAGTTTCATAAAAACAGCTCCCTCTACTAAAGCACCAAATAATAAAGCATTAGGTGCATTTTCCGATAACCAACTTTGTTCAGAATCACCAAGACTCGTTACAGAAGCAGGTCTGTAATAATAATGTAATTCCACACTAAAATTAGCGTTAGGAGTAGGAGCTACTATAAATGTATTATCATCAAACTGTGCATAGTAAAGGGGTTTGCCTGTTGTTGCTTCTTGTGGTGTGTAATCTCTTATAAACGAAACTTGTTTTAATAAAAGATATGAAAAGTTGTTACTAGAATCCTTTAAAGCTAAACTAAAAGTAGATAAATAATCAGTGGGTGTAGATAAATAAGTATTACCTGAGGTCATTGTGCCACCTACATTTTTTCTAAATACAGGTAATTGAACACTTTTTAATATTCTTTCTTCAGCAGTTGTGATGAAATTATCTATATTATTAACAAAAGTTGTTTCTGTATTATCTAAATAATCTTGTATTGCTGTTTTTAATGTTGTTTTAGTAAATCCTGCCATTACGTAATACTCACTGTCACACTACCTATATTTGCTGTGCCATTGGTGCCCTCTAGTTTACTACCAATAGGGTCACTTTGAAAAGTCATTCCTGCGGCAGCTTGATTTGTTGTTTTAACTAAACCTAGTTGTGTTTGTGGTAAATCTACCTCAGGTCTAGGTTGGTGTAAGGCTTCAGCATCAGCAGATAGCGGTGGTGGGTTAAGTTGCGGATGTTTTACCTCAAAACACTCATGACATACTTTAGAATTGTTCCATTCTTGTCTAGCTGTAGTATACCTGTATCTAAAACCACAAGTATCGCAAATAAAATAGGCGTATTTACCAGAAGCGTAAGACATTAGATATATTGCCTTTTAGGAACAATTTTAAGTGGAGACCTATCTTCATCGTATTTAATAGCATTTAATAAATCTTGTTCATATTGTTGTTTGAGTATGGGTAACTTTTGCGTGTTCTTTTTTAAACATAAGTAATAAGCTAACCCAGAAGTTAAGCAAGGTAAAAATCTATTAGGAACATCTATATCTTGGTCTGAAGCGTCTATATCCTCTATTGTTCTCCAAACATAGTAAATGAGTTTGTCTGTCGAGTTCTCTGGTGTTGGGTATAAATGTATTACTGGTGTTGTTAGTCTTTCTAACCAATACTGCGTAGGTCTAGCTTCAGTCAGTTTATTAGGAATACCTACATATTCGTTTCTATCCATCCTACTAATTCTAAAATCAGTAATCACATTATTAACAGTTTTCTCTATATATGCGTCTAGTATATCGATATCGAAAGAGTTTATGCTGTACTCATTAGTACCTTTAGTCAGTGTAATTTCGTTTTTAGCAACCTCCCACATCTGTATGCCTCTATTATTCCAATCAGCAAACATAATATTTAAAGAACGTCTAGCAGTTACTGCATCATAAGACGTACGAGCTTCCAAACCTGCAAGTTCGTACGCCTCTTCGATTGCGTTAGCTACATTAACTGAAAAAGCTCTTGTGCCTGACGTCGCCATATTAAGTGTAATAAGCTACGAAAAAATCACAATTAGCCAATACAACGTATGCACCAGTTCCAAACTTTACACCATCATTAGGTATATAGTGGTCGAAACTTTCATTAGCCGCTGAGCCAAATTTAAAATGTATCAATAGTTTAGTGTCTGTATCACTTGTGCCATCGTATATTTTAATCTCGCCGTCTGCAGCACTTGCCTGTGCTTGTATGGATTGGATTCTAATAGGTCCTAGGTTAGTTGCAGTACCTGCATCTGCTCCAATAAAACCTTGTAGCTGTCCAGTTGAAGTCAAAGCCTTAGACGCTTTTACATCTGATGAACTCATAGTGACCTCCTATTATGCGTCAGCAAATGGTGTAACTAAAGTGCCTGAACCTAAAGTAATTCCTTCTACTGCATATTTTGCACTACCTACTGCAGTTACTTTAATAATACTACCTGCTAATCCGCCTTTAGTAGAACCGTTTAAAGTAATTACATCATTAGAAGCACCAGAAATAAATGTTTTACCAGTAGCGTTATTAACGCCTGTGTATAAACCACCTACGAATTTATCGGTTCCGTCAGTTAAAATATCCATATCTGTAGCAGCTGTTTCTACTACAAATAAGAAAGAAGCACCTAAATTATTTAATTGATTTGGGTCGCTATTATCTCCAGGGTCAGTAGTAACAATACTTGGTAAAGTAAATTTACCATCAGCGTCATTACATGTTAATATTTTACCTGCGTGTGACTCAACTGTTAATGTAGTATCTGCTGTTAAACTAACAACTACTGCATTACCTGCCGATATAAACCCCGCCAAAGATTTAACGGGACCTGAGAATGTACTCTTTGCCATATTAAGTTCTCCTTAATAAATCTATCGTCTTGGCTTGTCTGCTAGGTCAGTCGATAGATTGTTTATATTACCTAGAATCTTGTCATTCTATATTATTCAAAACAAAAAAGAAAGGGGACCGAAGTCCCCTTAAAAAACAAGTTAGCTTGTTTATGCTCCAGGAGAGCCAAAAATACCTCTCCAATCACTAAAACCAAAACTATAACGTTCTCTAGCTTTATATCTAACATTACCTGTTTCGAAATCACCTTCCATGCTTGTTTGCACTGGTGTTCTAACAAAATGTTTTAAGCCATTAGGTACGTCCGTTTTGATAAAGAATGCGTCTGTATCAGTCAGATAGTTGTTTACAACGTAACCTTGTGGGACCATACCCATGTTTCTGATTGCGTTGATATCATTATCTGATGTTTGCACACGTCCAGGAGACTCCATAAGTCTATCAGCTACGAATTGTAATGCTGGTGGAATTATGAGTTTAGTTGCTTGTGCGTTGATTTTTAAACCTCTTTCATCTTTGAAGTCAGCGATATCAATCAATGACTGTTCTAATGAAGTTTCGTTTAAGTCCGCTGCTGTTGACAATTCATTTCTTAAATCAATGTTGCCTACAGTAGGGTGGTCTGTCGCACACAACTCTTTTCCATCTCCTCCTACAAAGGATGAATTAAAAGCGTTGTTTAAAACATTAGCTGCTTTAACTTGCTTTGTTGTATTCATCGACCTTGCTAAAGCTCTTGTATATCTTGAAGAAAGTGTATCGTAGAGATTATCTTCGATAGCTTCTTCAGTCAATGCGAAAGCTAGGGCTATGGTTTCGTGTGTATATCTTGATGTAAACGATTCCTGTGCAGTATCATAGACTACGGCAGCACCTTCACCTTTAATAGGTGCTTCACCAAAACCAGAAAGCATAACTTCTTCTTCAAAAGCTCTTTCAGAACTTTCTGTGTCGAAGATTTCTTCATGTTGGTTTTCGTAGCTGTCGTATTCTAATCCAAAGAGAGCAT